AGTGCAAGGGACCGCAAGGCACGACCCTCTGCAATGGTGTCGTCGTCGAGTGAATAAACACCGACAGCGAAAGGATAAACCTTCTCAACAAATACAAAATAAAACTCACTTGCTTTAGTCACTTCTAAATAGTGTGCTGCTTGCAAATGATATAAATATCGTGCGATTGTTTTGATGGCATTGTCAGGAGAGGCACCTCCTTCTCCTGTGGTTTTGAGGTCAACGATGACGTCACCGCATATCCAGTCGGGTCTAGCTTTTACTGCAAGACCTGTTTCTTGGTCTTGAATAAAGTAACTAAGTTCTGGCTGTCCAAAAGATAAAAGTTTTGAGGCAGTTGGGTGGGCATGAACCGAAGCTGCAAGAGAAGAGGACAGGTCGTATTCTGCTTGTGAAATTGGTTCTTTACCTTGAGCAATAATTTCTTCTGCTGCGGCCTTGCCAGCTTTTGTTGTTTTGTTTGGGCAGATAACATAGTCTTTTGCTGCCCTTTTTGACTCAAGTGTAAAAGCGTGAGCCAGTTCCCCATCTCGAAATGCCTTTTTTACAACTGGTGCGTGGTCGACTTTGCCGTCGCCATATTTCAATTGATGCCAAACTTTAGGACAAGTCTTGACCCAGCTTTTAAGGTCTGAGGCACTAATATCTTCTTTTGCGTGATATTCAGCGTTTGACATATTCATGAGGATTGGGTCTGGATATTTCATTTTTTTATTGCTCCTGTATTAATAAAATTTTTAATCCAATCGTCTAACTCTTCTTGCGACATAGAAGATAAATAATCCTCCACGCACATTGCGGTTAGATATTGGTCATTAAGGACATTGTTGATGATGTCTTTGTTTATATGACCATCAAATTGATATTCAGTCCTTTTCATTTTTTAAGTTCCTCACAGGCAAGGTGGATACCAGCATTGCAATCTGCAATTGTCATCTGGGTGAAAGTGTTGTCAAGGGCGGTTAAAAGTATTCCGCCCATCGCAATGTATAAAAGAAAATGTTTCATCGTTTTTGATGGCTAAGGAAACTCGGCAATCTCTGCCTTAAATCTATATTACCTCTGTTATATAGGTAAGTCAACTTAAATGTCCTTAATATTATAGTGATCTGTTGTAGCAAGCTATCAGCCAAGAAGCCTCCAGCCCCTTAAGGTCTAATATGAACATATCGTCTGTGTAAGACTCATCATCAAACCATCTGTTGGTTAGTTCTGCTTTTGCTTGCTGGTATTGTTGCTCAGTCATTAGGTGATTTCCTCGAGTGCTTTTTGAATAGTTTGACGGCATTTTGTTTTATAAGACTCTGGAAGCCGTTGTCCAATTGTCTCAGCTATTTGAGAACATTCTTCAGATAGCTTTTTTGATGGTGCTGTAATTGATAAACGTAAAGCAAGATTATATGCTTCATAATCATTTTCTGGTTTCATTTTAACCTCTCCTTACTGTTCCGTCTTTTTCTACATATGTCCAAGAATAACCAGATGCCCAATCGTGCAATTTTGGCTGGTGGTTATTTTTGTTTGCTTCTAAAGGCTCCCTGCAAAAGCTAAAATGTACGACCTTCTCTGTTTCTAAGTCAATTACATAAGAAGAACCGTATTCTGGGGCTCTTTTATCTGCCTCTGCGATTGCTTCCTCAGCTGTTTGAAAGAGGTGGTCAATCGGACCGTTTTTATATGGTGTTTCGACCCTGTATTCGAGTGTGGGTAAAAGGCCCATCTGCTCTGGGTTGATTGCTGCAATTTTCATTTTGTTTAGCAAGTTAAGTGGAGGCAATCTCTGCCTAATCTATATTACCTCAACCTAATGATACTGTCAACCATCTTAAATATACTTGTTAGAACCTTTACAGGGCAGCTTTTTCTTGTATCATGTATTATGCTTAAATTAAATCGGGAAGCCTGATGACTTCAAAAGCAGTGGTCTGAAAGCTATAAACACCCATTGATACCGTGGGCAAGGCAGGGCAGTCAAGGCAAGGGGCTGATCGATCTCCCGATTCATTATTACAACTCGTTTATTAATATATCCGCACCAACTACCTCATCTTCATTGCAGTATCTTTTAGTTGCTGATAAATTTGTTACTTGACAGTCATCTTTAAAAGCAATTCCAGTGAGTGCGTCTAAAGTTGACCTAACAAGCTTATCTAGGTCATTTTTTTTAACAATTAAATAAGCTGGAGCCGATTGCTTCAGCAGTCCATTTGAGCGATAGTGACTTTTAGGTCGTTTAAACCTAAATATCAAACCAACGTGACAAGCACCCTCGATAGGTGTTTCTGTCTCTTTTTTGGCCACCTTGCTAACTTCCCTCCGCCATGTCTTTACTCTTTTGCAAACTTCGATCATTCTGCCACCACCAATATGTCGCTTACTCCCTTGTGGGGCTGGTTCAATATTCTCAACGGAAAAAATAAAAGATGTCATTCAATCCACAAGGTTATCCCTTCACTGCTTTACCTACAAATCTTAGAGGAAAAATACAACCAAATCAATTAGCTGTCCTTTGGGTTATTCAAAGCTACGCAAACAAAGACGACCAGCAATGTTATCCATCTTTAAATACAATTGCCAAGTCCGCTTGCATGTCAAAACGCACCGCACAGAAGATTGTAAACCAACTTGTCTCTTTGGGTTGGTTGGAAAGAAAACACCAAAAAGGCAGAAATGGTGAACAGGGCAGTAATTTATATAAAGTCACTATTTGGCATCTTGCTAATGTTCCAGAACCTAGTATTGATGGGCGTGGCAAATCCTGCACCCCTGCAAAATATGCCATACCCCCAGTGCAAAATCTGCACCCCCCCATAGCACCAGATGCCACCAAACAAGATGTATATAAACTAGATACAAATAACAATATTAATAAAGTTAGTAAACAAAAAACCAAGAAAAAGATTTACTCAGAAGAATTTGAGCTTTTTTGGCAGAAATATTTAAAAATTAAAAAAAGAGCATCTGGTCAAACAAAGCCAAGAGCCTTCGAAGAATATTGTGTCGTTATGAAAAGTCATTCTTCAGAAACACTTGCTTTAGCTTTACAAAGAGCTATAACTGATCAACACCAAATTGAGAACAAAGGGGGCTTCGCTTCTCCCTTTCCTGATGCGTATCGGTGGCTTAAGAACGGCAGTTTTGAAGCTTACCTACCAAGCACAGTTGATTTGCCAAAGCCAAATTGGGAAAAAGATAAATCCCAAGATCAACCCTTTTAACTTGCCATGTCTTACAAAAGAAAACTCACAGAAAAAACAATAAACTTCTATCCCCCTGACAAGGATTGCTATGCTTGCTACGACACAGGAATCGTTAACAATTCAGATCGTTTAGTCAACCGACTTTATTGGCATGATTACGATATTGATGAAAAAGGCAGAAAGTTTGCTGGCTCTGATGCAGCCATAATTTGCCATTGCAAGAAAGCATACCAACAATTAGATGAAGAACAAAATGTTATCTCCTCTGGATATAGAGACTCGTTAGGTAACATTAAATCCGTTGTAACTTCCAGTGGTGAACACACTTTAGGCGTTTCTTTATCTAAAGATGAAACAAGAATGTTGCACAACAAAAGAAAGGAATCGTGGCAACAAAGTGTTAAATTAATGAACGATTATCGCTTGCAAAATATAAACAATCCAAAGAAAGAACTGCCATATTTTATACAAACTGTCAAAGAAACTTTAAAAAATACTCCCTCCCTGTTTTCATTTCCAACAGAAAAAGCTACTGTTGAATCAATGAAACTCAACCAAAGTGACCCACCGCCTTCCTAAAAACCTTCTTTATGAGTCGGCTCAAGCAAGAGAAAAGAAGGAAAATATAGAGTTTTCTAAGCAAAACCCTTATCCTGTGCCTCTTGCAAACTTAATGAGTTATAACTGGCCTGTTCACATGAATTGGGGTGATTGGTATCTAAACGAGGAAACTTACTCCCTTGATTTGATGCCTGATTGCCATTTTGGTATTTGGGACCACGATGAACCGCTTTATTCAATAAATCTAATCGAAGTATGCTCTGCCAACGACATGATTCGTTGGTTTTTTCATTTACATGGCAAAAACCCTCACCTTTATGGCGAAAATTTAATATCTGATCTTTTTTATGCTTTTTATGAAATTTATCACGATTTTAAATTAGACCTGCAAAAGATGGGTCAAATTGTATGCCCAACAGCAGTTGTTAAACTTCACATCCAAAAATATAATCAATTCAAAAACCCAGCATGAAAATTAACGAACTTAAAAACGATCATAAAAACGCAAGAAAAAGAACGGACCGTTCATCTGCCTTGATAAAAGAATCTCTACAAAAATATGGTGCTGGTCGTTCTATCGTTATCGACGAAGAGAATCGAATCCTTGCTGGTAATGGAACAATTGCTGGGGCAAGAGCAGCTGGTATAAAAAACGTCAGAGTTATTGAAACCGAAGGTGATGAAATTATCGCTGTAAAAAGAAAAGGACTCTCCGAAGATCAAAAGGTCGGGCTTGCTTTAGCTGATAACAGAACCTCCGACTTATCAGAGTGGGATAAAGAAATGTTGCATCAGCTTTCAGAAGATCACGATGTTGATCCGTGGTTTACAAAAGAAGATCTTGCAGAAATACTTGGCGAGCCAGATATCATTCCATCTGAAGGTTTAACTGACCCTGACGAAGTTCCTGAAACTCCTGAAGAACCAACAGTCCAATTTGGAGAGGTTTGGAAACTTGGAAACCATAAACTTTTATGCGGAGACTCAACTGACCAAAACCAAATCCAACCTTTGATGGAAAATGAACTGGCAGACCTTTGGCTTACCGATCCTCCCTACAACGTAAACTACGAAGGTGCAACCGCAGACAAATTAAAAATTCAAAACGACAACATGTCTGACCAAGACTTCAGACAGTTTCTTGCTTCTGCCTATAAAGTCGCACACCACTACTTAAACGATGGTGCTTCTTTCTACATCTGGCATGCAGACTCAGAAGGTTACAACTTTCGTGGTGCTGCAAAAGATGCAAACTTACAAATAAGACAATGCTTGATCTGGGTGAAGTCCTCAATGGTTATGGGTCGTCAAGATTATCATTGGCAGCATGAACCTTGCCTGTACGGATGGAAAAAAGGTGCTTCGCACTTCTGGAATGCAGATCGCAAACAAACGACCGTCATGAACTTCGATAAGCCTTCCAAAAATAAAGAACATCCAACAATGAAACCCGTCGACCTAATCCAATATCAAATGTCAAACTCAACAAAGCCAAATCATATCGTTCTCGACACTTTTGGTGGCTCTGGCACAACTTTGATCGCTGCAGAAAGAATACAAAGACAAGCTCGCCTTGTTGAACTTGACCCAAAATACTGCGATGTAATAATTAAAAGATGGGAGAATTTCACTGGAAATAAAGCAGAGCGTGTAGTATTTAACTAAGAACTACATTTTATGGGCAAAAAAGGTACGCAAGCAGAGACGATTGTCAGAGCTCAACGGTTCGCTCGGATAATTGCTAACGGGGGTCGTCGGTCTGACTGCGTTCGTTATGCTTCCGAGAATTGGGGGGTGGGAGAGAGAAGCGTTGCTAAGTATTTACAGATAGCTAGAGACGAGCTCAAGAAGGACTGGGACATGGAACGACCTCAGATGATTGCTGATCTTTTGGCTCAATGCAGCACCTTACAGATGGAAGCCAGAAGGTCTGGTCAATATCACATTGCTCTTGGTGCGATCAATACTGCAGCCAAACTTGCACACTTAGTCTCATGAGTCTCTTAGAAACTGTCTCGCAAGGCCATGTTTTATTTGAAGAAGGCTTTAGTTATATCCCCTCATCAAAAGATGTAATAAAAAAAATAAAAACTAAGTTGCTTCCACATCAAGCATCTTTCTGTGATGACACAAGCCATCGCAAACTTGCCCTTGTTTGTGGCTTTGGTGCTGGTAAAACTTATGCTTTAGTCTCCAAAAGTATTATTCTTGCTTGCATGAATGTTGGTCATATATCTGCCATCTTTGAACCAACAAGCCCAATGCTCAGAGATATTTTGATGCGAACAATGAACGAGCTTCTTGAGGAGTGGGAAATACCTTACACTTTCAGAGCTTCTCCTTTGCCAGAATATCAACTTACCTTTGAAGAAGGAACTCATACGATCTTGCTTAGAACAATGCTTACTTATCAACGATTACGAGGCCAGAATCTTTGTGCAGTGGGATTTGATGAGGCAGACACTATCCCGAAACGA